AGCAGGATATGTAGCCAGGTATTGCATGAAAAAACTCAACGGCCCACTAAAAGACCAGGTAAACAAAAAAACAGGTCTAAAACCATATGAAAGAATTAATGATCACACTAGCGAAATCATTACAGTATTGCCTGAATACTCCACGATGTCCCGTCGTCCTGGCATTGGTCATAATTGGATTGCTAATTATACACGAGACGTATACCCTAAAGACTTTACTACAATCAGAGGTATGTGCATGCAACCGCCAAAATATTACGATAGCTACCTCCAAAATATTGACCCAGATATGTATGACGACATAAAAGCAGGCAGAGCATTATCACTAGAAACCATGCAAATAGAGAATAAAGGCCCAGCTCTATCAGCACGTGAAACAGTAAAGAAGGCCCAATTTAATAAACTCAAAAGGAGTCTATAATGTTTTTAAATCTATACTCAATTTACGATAACGTAGCAGAAGTATTCAATAAACCCTTCTCAGATATTAATGACGCATCAGCAATACGCTCATTCTCTCAATCAGTAGAAGATAATAAAAACAAAGACGATTACACCCTATATCATATTGGCGGATTCGACGACAACTCAGGATCAATTACAGCCGATAAAAACCCTAAAAAACTACGTTCAGGATTCGAGATAAAAACAAATAATGTAACCTCAATTTCAGAACAACAACAGCTAGATGACCTGGCAAAACACGAAGCATTAAAAAAACAAAGCGGTATCTAAATTACAAGGCCGGGGGTTATTCCCCGGCTCATTTATTGGAGAGTCCCAATGATATTAGCTTACAGAGCAAAAACAGGCTGTAAACAATACGTATATAAAAATAGAAAAAAGATGTACAAATATTTTTCAAGAAAAAACTATTATATGGAATTAATAATGTTTCAAGAATATGATAAAAATGGAAACTTAAAATTTCAAGGCACATTTAACGCAGGTAAAAACATATGCAATCAGTAATGACTCATAATTTTAGCCAGGCCCCTTCAATACAGGCACCTCGCTCACAATTCGACCGTTCACATGGTCACAAATTCACAATGGATTCTTCATGGCTCGTTCCCTTCTATTGGGACGATGTACTTCCGGGAGACACGTTTAATTTAAACACTACAGCATTCGCACGATTAGCTACACCATTATTCCCGATTATGGACAACATGTTCATAGATACACATTTCTTCTTCGTACCAACTCGATTAGTATGGGATAACAGCAAAAAATTCTTTGGTGAACAAACTGATCCCGGTGATTCAATCGACTATCAGATTCCTATACAAGGAGGATCAACAACATCAAGTAATGGTACTTATTCAACCGAAAATGGCCGTGTAGCGGCTTTAATGAATTACCTCGGTGTACCTCATGGAATTTCACCAACAGACGTAGATATCAGTGCACTACCTCAAAGATCTTATTCATTAATCTATAAGGAGTGGTTTCGCGATCAAAACTTAATAGACTCACCAAATGTACCAACAGGTGATGGGCCAGATAGAAACGGAAACGCCGCAGAGCTAGCACTATTACATAGACGCGGAAAACGACATGATTACTTCACGTCAGCTTTACCATGGCCACAAAAAGGTGATGCGGTAAACATTCCAGTTACTGGTTCACCGCCTATTATTCAATCTGGTACAGGTGTGATGAGTGTATTATCATCAACTTCAACACCTGATGTATTAACAGTATCAGGCTCTAATATTATCGGTGGTGGAACATCAGGTTCAAACTTTCTAAATGTTGATCTAACACAAGGTTTGACTGCAACTATTAATGATTTGCGTGAATCGTTCCAGGTACAAAAATTACTAGAACGTGACGCTAGAGGAGGTACTCGTTACAGTGAATTGGTTCGAAATCACTATGGTGTTAATTTCTACGATGTTAGCTATCGCCCTGAATATCTTGGCGGCGGTTCTTCTCCTATTAATATTTCTCCCATAACTCAAGTGGCTGGTACAACAAGCGGTTCAGCTACTGGTGTAGGCGATCTAGCAGCTATAGGTACAGCATCCATATCAGGTCATGGCTTTACTAAATCATTTGTAGAACACGGAATAGTCATGGGTATAATGTCAGTTCGTGCAGACTTAACATACCAAAAAGGCCTACGACGTGAACTATCAAAGTCAACAAGGTACGATATATACTGGCCTTCTCTCGCACATCTTGGCGAGCAAGAAATTCTTAACAAGGAAATATACTGTGACGGTTCAGCAAATGATGAACTCGTATTCGGTTATCAGGAAAGATATGCAGAATACCGCTATAAACCGTCTCAGATCTCAGGCCTCTTTCAGTCAGATGCACCTGGATCACTTGACGCATGGCATCTTTCACAAGACTTTGCAACATTACCTACACTCGGTGAAACATTTATACAAGAAGATCCGCCCATAGATCGATGTATCCAGGTAGCAACAGAACCGCATTTCATTGTAGATACATACATAAAACTTAAATGCGCCCGTCCTATGCCAACATTTGGTGTACCAGGCATGATTGACCACTTCTAGGAAATAAAAATGGGACTTGAACTTAATCCGTTAAACTGGTCGGCAGGTGGAACATCTCTTAATGACTTATGGGACGATTTCACAGGTGTATCACAGACAGAATCAGCAAATACGGTAAACAAAGAAATAGCAACAGCACGAAATGTATTTGAAGCGGAGGAAGCATTAAAAGCTAGAGGCCACTCATCTCGAGAAGCATATTTAAATAGAGCATGGCAAGCCGACCAAATAGGTCGGCAACTCGGTTTTCAGGAAAGAATGTCAAACAGTGCAGTAACCAGGCGCATGATGGATTTAAAAAAAGCAGGCATAAACCCTATACTTGCTGGTAAATTCGACGCCAGTAGCCCAGCAGGAGCGGCGGGCGCCGGTAGCATGGCACAAACAGCACAGGCAAGAGCCGCAGGTGCTACAATGAATCCAACGCCAAGCGGAGCGAACCAGGTAGCATCAGCATTAGGACTTGTTAAACAGGTAGCAGATATAAAGAAAACTCAAACTGATACAGCAAATGTAGCACAAAATATAGATATTAAAGGCCCTGTGGGAGCAGTAGCCAAAGATGCAGAAAAAGTCTATACACAAGGCACAAAAGCATTGACAAACGCAGTACCACAAATTGAGAAATTTGTAACAAACAGTGCAAAAAACTTTGAAAATAGCATCAAGCAAGTAGGTAAAATACAACAAATTCCTTATGATTACGGTAAAAAATTAAGAAACCAATTTGATAACTATGTAGAAACTAATTTCAGTTTCGGAGAATAAAACAATGGCATTCTATAAAACAGATGAAAAAGGCGATGTGATACGTAAACGTGTACAACTAACAATTCCAGAAGACGAGGTAATTCTAGTCGAACAATCACACAAAGACGAAGTCAACATCAACAACATCATCAAAAAGCACGGTATGGATTTAATAGCTAAAACAGCCTCGCTACAGCAATTCACATACGATGATAATCCTAACAATGACTTTCAAGAAACAATGAATATGATCTTAAAAGCCAAGGATTCATTCTCAAGTATTCCATCAGAAATACGAAAAAAATTCGATAACGACCCCGCCAAATTTATGGATTTTATCCATAATGGCGATAATCAACAACAACTCATAGATTGGGGTCTTGCAAAAGCCCCAGAAACACCACAACCCGTAGAGGTTGTGGTAACAAATCAGCCAGAGACTCCCCCGCCTACACCAGGCGAGGCTGGCTAATACTAAGGGACCTTAACCGGTCCCTTTTTAAATTCTCCTCCTTGTAAACTAAGCGGGCCATGGATGGCCCAAGACTAGGATGCCTGGAGCATCCGTTAACGCGCGAGTAGCGCACCCTTAATGCGCCCCCCATACGGGGCGCAAAACAACCAGGCGTATCAGGCTGACCCAGGCGTTTAGCGTAGCGTTAAAGCCAAGTCAGCCACTACGCCAAAAAATAAGCCACCGTAAGGTGGCGCATCACTCCAAAGCGCGAGACGCGAGTTTATGAGAGTCTCGCTACCAAAGAATTAAGAATTCTTAAAAAAATGGCTTATACAGCCATACAAAGCGTCGTAGACGCATCGACCAAGAGCAACGTGCTCTTAAATAGGGTGAAACCTGAGGCAACAAAAGCCGAATCCGGACAGCAAACTACTTGATATAACTGTCCGGACTGACACCTTTTTACAAAAAAGTGTCAATCCAAGCTTTACAAAGCTTAAAAAAAGATTATTATAATAATCAAACAACCAGGAGGAACTCATGGGAAAACGTTACAAAATGAGCAAAGGCTCATCAAAACGAAAATAAAAAAAATACAGGTGTTAATAAAATGAACACCAAACCCCGCCCAATGCGTGGCGGAACACGACTATAAATGAATGGCGTGCTTTCATCCTTTAACGGCCTATCGCGATAGCCAAGGACAAATACGCTTCGATGAAAAAAACAACGGCGACCCGCTCAAACTACCCTGTGGACAATGTATCGGATGCAGACTTGAACGATCCCGACAATGGGCAATGCGAATCGTCCACGAAGCAAGTACTCACGAAGATAACATCTTTATTACACTCACATATAACGATGAAAATATCCCGCCTGATGGATCGCTTATTAAATCGGATTTCCAAAAATTTATAAAGAGACTAAG